CAATAGCGTTGGTAACGAATACCTGCCTGGGAGGCCCAATCCGGTCACCTGGTAACTGATATTCGTACTTGTATTCTGTGGTCGGCGTGGTGATTAGTTGAGATAGCTGGATCTTCTTGTAAACAAAAGACCAGGGATAATTGAGAAGTGTCTGATTCTTAATGTCCGGGTATAGCCGGTCACATACGTTGGCTGCGTTGGTTCCCTCGTTAAACGATGAGATAGCCTTGGCACCCAGCATCAAGAGAGCGTCTGAACAAATCGATAGTGCGGAATCACCTGCTGCCATTTGCGTTACTCCATATATCTCTTACCCAGCCACTTGAACCAGAGCCCTTTGGCTCGCCATGAAAACAAACCACTTTTGCCTCATCTGGTTTTTGCTTGCCAAGAAGATGAAATTTGTATGAGAAGATTCTATTGGGGAATATCTGTTGCCACAAGCAGTCTGGCTTCTGATTCTTAGCAATAAATGCCTGATCTCCAAGATTCAAGCTCCCAGAGTACATAGTCATATAAAACGATGGGTCTGACTTAAATGTCAGGTAAATATGCGAATAGTCACCGTTCCAGGCCATCATCCCGCTTGCTGGAATATCTTTATCGCCCAGGTCTCTAAGCATAGTGAATTTATGTGGATATTCGGCCAGCTCGGTCAGGTCACCACAGATAACAGTATCCATCAAATACCCAAGAGAAGAGCTCGATCTTAGACCACCAACCTGGCCACCCGTGTTTGAGCGGTATCCGCTCGCAGGGTACATCTACATCCGAGAAGCAGACAAACCTATGGTCTCCAAGATTCTTGGCAACCATATTCATCAATCTTTCCACATCGGCTGGGGTGTAGGGTTCCTTGCCAGCTGATTGGCTAAAACGGCCAGACTTGAGAACGCAGACAACGGTTAACATGGAGCTCCTAGAACTTGGCGGGTATATCCGCTAAGAGAGGTTACACCATCCATGCGCCCATGTTCTTTGTGTATATACAAAAACCTCTGCCAATGCTCAATATTATTGGTGGGCGCAAATACCTTGTCCGGTTTGCTGTCCGGGTACTGAGCGTGGTAATCGGTGCTGTTAACACTTAGGGGGATGCCAGCCATAATTACCTCATCGAAACCCATAGTTTTGGCCCAAATTGCGGCTACAACTCCACTCGATCCTTTTATGCCAACCATGCTACTCCACCAGTAATCCACATCATTTCCTGTGATGCCTGCCCTGGCGTGAACTTTTATTGGCCTACCGGCCTTGGTTTTATATTCTTGAGCGTAGTTGTTATGCTGCGTCCAGATATGCTCAATCTCAGGAACTATTGCAGCTGCGTTATTGACCCCAACGATGGTGGCACCTGGGCGCAGCTTGAGTGCGTTTTCTAGGTCTTCAAAGACACAAGGGGCCGCGCCACAGATAATGGCACACCCCTTGTGTTGTACGTCATACGGTTGCGGCATCACAATCGGGAGCTCGTGACCCCCTCTTGATTAGTCGCTGTCCGTGTTGGCTAGTGTCGTGCCATCGGTTACATCAACTACACCCGATGAGTTGGACACTACATATACCAGAGTTGCTACAGCAGTTGTGCCTGTTGAAGTTACACAGTAAATCAGGTCTCCAACTTCCAGGGTATCAGCCAGGCTGTTGAAGTAGCCAGATGTGTTGACATCAGCGATAGCGTCAGTTGTCTTATAAGCGTAGATCGATGGTGCATTGCCGCGCTTATTGGGGCTGACAGAGTTTAAACCAGTAATAGAAAATGCCATTGTCGTTCTCCTTATACCGAATCGGTGGTTTGGACTTCGACAATACCTTCGGCATCGATGGCAATTGCACCAGCCGAGAATACTGCGTTGACCAAAAAGCTGGTCTTCTCAGGGATGTAATTGATTTCCGTGCGAGGAGCGATACCCTCTGCATAGCCGATTGCGTCACGGTGGAAAGCCCACAGTTTGCGCTCAGACGATGCAACGGGAAGACCACCCTCGGTACGGTCACCGATTGTGTGGAAAGTAAAGCCGAGGAATGTGTTGAGCTCACCAGATACCAGGGCGCGGACGGTATTGAAATCTGCGCTGGTTACCGAGGTCTCGCTTAACAACGATGCCAAAGAGTTTGCGTGGATGATCATGTGGCGGTTGTCCATTGGGACGTTGCCTTTATCCAGCAACTTCTTGGCGGCACGCAGTTTAGCCACGTTCAGGCCAGTATTGGTGCCACCCTCGTCTTCGGTCACGATTAAGCTTGTGCTCGAACCTGAGAGTGCATCCAAAACGATCTGGTCTTGACGGCGGCCAATAGCGGAACCAACCACCTGGACAAGCTCGGAACGCTCGTCAAAGTTAACTTTAGCCTGATTAAAGATGTCGCTGTACTCAGCGGCATTGTAATCAGTCAGCGTGCAAGTGACGTTAGAGAACGCTACGTTTAAGGGGCTAACATCGGATTGGGGAACGCGCACGGTGGCCACGCCCTTGCCGACTTTAGGAAATTTTACAGTTGAGCCTTCGACACCCCGGCGCTGACGAACCGCACCTACCAATTGGGCTTTGCCCTGGTAAGCTTGCTTAACTTCAGCGTCAAAGAGCGTTACAAAGGCGTTTGATAATGAAATCGCCATTTGGAATCTCCAAGAAAGTTAAAAAGGTTTGGTCGCTTCGGTTAGCCGGTGTTCTGGGCCTCTTGCTTGCTGGTTACGCCAGCCGCTCGTCAGCATCCGCTGCGGTAAGGGTCGATGGGTATCGATTGGCCTTAAACGAATATCTAACGGTTCTAAAAATAAAATGCAAGAAAAAAAGCCACCGGTGGTTAGCCGGTGGCGTTCAAGCCTCTCCCGAGGGAGAGTGAGGAGGATTAGTTACCGAAAGTTGATGCAAACATCCGCTCAACCTTTGACCGATAGGCCGGGTCTGTCTTGTACTTTGGATCGGCCACCATTGCGTAGAGCTCGTCCTTGCTGGCAGAGCCCTCAACCGGAGCAGACTGCAAGGGAATCTTCATCCCCTCGTAGGTTTCCCGTATCTTCATAAAAACACGCACCCCAGCAGCTGTGCCGCCCATTAGTTTAAATTCTTCAAAGTCATCCTTACTAAGGATTCCCTTGCGAACCAGGCCAGCGCCCCAATCGCCCATGCCCTTGATGATGGCATCTGCGTTAGGGCCAAGAGCCTTGCGCTCTTCCTCGATGGTGCGAGATACCTGCTGTGCCTGCTCGCCATTCATGGCCACGACATCGCCAACCAGCTTGTCTAGAGCTGCTTGAGATATCCCATATTCTTTAGCCCACCCCATAACGTGGCCACGCACCGGGTCATCCTCTGGGATATCCCCAAAGACCGAGGTGTCGTATTTGCCGTCAGTTGGCGGTTTGTGTTTGCCTTGAGCTATCTGCTTTCGCAGGTCTTGCCAGCTCTTGGCTATGCCCTCCAAATCGGGTGAGGAATCGTCCTTCTTCCAGAAGTTCTCTGGCCACCAATCTGGACGCTCTAGTGGTGTATCGTCATCTTGCTCCTCGCGGTGCTCGATGTCTGAACTGCTTGGGCTTGCCTGCTGGCCTTGGTCTTCAGTAATTGATACCGAATCGAGTAGGCCAGCTTCTTGGCTTTCGCCGCTGGGCTCGTTTGCTTGCGTTTCCATTTACAGGCTCCTTGCCTTTTTGATCCGTGCTTCCAAATCTCGCACCACGCTGTTCTGCCCTTCACGGTAGAAAGCGAATGAGGGATCGCTGCCCGGCACGGCAACGGGCTGCTCCAGCAGGGCAGCTCGCAACCACCCCATCAATTTCTGGCCATCTTCTGAGCCGAGCACCCGCAGGCAGAGCTTGTTTAAATCCTCTACCGCCTGCTGCGCTCCACGGATATCTGTTGGTATGGCCTCTAGGTCTTCCCAGCCGCCAGACATCAGGTCATGCCCCCAACCAGCTGCTCAACCATCTCCGGGTTCTCCTGGGCCATCTGAGCTGCCTGCTCGGCCATCTCTTGCGCCTCGGCCATCTTCGCCTCGCGCTCGGCCTTGGTCATTCGGATTGACTGTGGAATGGCCAACTTCTCAGCAACCATATCGAGCATATCCCCAACCTTGATTGCCATCTGACCCTCTGGGCCAGCCTGGGCTGCGATCTGAGCGTACTGGAGAATGTTGCTGACATCTTCCATGTTCTGGGCCATTGCTAGCGGAGCTACAGCAGATACCTTGATCTCCAGGCCGTTGACCCGCAGGGGCATTGTGATGATGCCGCGCTGATCCATAACTTCAAGAATCTTGGTAACCACCGGAATCAGGGTCTCGTTAATCAACCGGCCAAAGGCAGAGCCCAGGTTCTGCGAGAGCTCCTTCATCCGCTCAACTACCTCGGTGGCTGACCTGGCCGACATATTGTCCGGTGGCAAGGATTCGTCTAGCAAAATGCGCTTGATGTTTTGAACCAGGTCGTTGATCACCAGCTGCGACAGGTTGAAATCACCAGCTCGCGGCAGGGCCTTGAGCGATTCACCTTGTGGCCCACCATTACGCGCCACGGGAATAATGGCACCTGGAACTATCTTGATAGTTGCCGGGTTAAGCACGCCATCATCAGCTGCGGTGTAGACACCGGCGATTGATAGAGATGCGTTTTTGAGCACCAGCTCTTTGACCTTATTTAGGGTCTTAATATCTGGCATCGCGGTTATTACCGGGCCGCGTCCATAGATCTCGCCAGCCACCTTCATGTACCGGCTTACCACCCAGGGACTAGTCTTTAGCCTGCGGTAGACAATCTCTTGCTTAGTCTCTTTCTGGATAACGTGGTAGCAGTAGTCACCACGCTGGTTGTCAAAAACCGTGGCCTCTACAAATTCAAAATCCTCTGTTGGCTTTGCGTCAATCTTTAGCTTTAGTTGGCCATCAATCTTGGCATCTCTCCATTGACGCTGGATTGACTCACCCTTAATCCGCATACGGCGGTAGACGTTGTCCACCTGGCCATTGGCACCCTCTTCAAATGCAACAAGGTATTGCGGCACCGGCACAAAGTTTAACGGGTTAACGTCATCGCCTGGCTGAACCATCATTACGGCTGTGCCAATAGAGAGGTCTAGCAAGAACTCGCCCATAGCAATGTCAAAGTTTGACTGCTTGAGCGTGGCAAATAGTTTCTCGGTGTAGATATCAAGAGCGGCCTGCGCCTCTCCCCTGCGCTCATCTGGAATGTCTGCGCCTGGCTCAAGCCTCGCCCACTTACGCTGCGGGGGAAAGATTCCCGATTGCAAGCGGTTAGCAAATCGCTGGGTGGAGTTGATCGCTGTGGAATCAAACACCCGATTCATTTTCTTTGCGCCGCCAACCTTGCCCTCGTAGTACCCGTCATAGAGGTTACGCTGTGGGAGCGCAAACTCGTAGGCATCTTCGTAGAGGTCGCGGAAATCATCCTTCTTGCGTAACGCCATGTCGTGCCGCTTGAGCACATCCTCTGGCGATAGTCTCATCATCTCAGCCATTATTTAGTCCTTTTTGTGCCTTTGCGCAAAATTACGGGCCGCTTCTTTGCTGCCGAAACCCCACGCTTTGAGGGCAAGCTTGAGGCGGGTGGGTCTACCTTTTTCGTCTGTGAGAGGCCCAGCCATGCCGCCAAATCGCGCAGCAAAGCTAACACGCCTCGGGTTCGTTCCAGACTTGACCGGGGATTTGAGGTTGCTGCCTTCTTTGTTCTTGAAGTATTTGCGGCCTGCTTCATTTAGTCCACCTTCTGGGTTTTGATATTTTTTCTGAACCATTATTCGTACCACTCAATCATCAAGTGAGCCATGTGCGCTTGGCCACTTCTGTTTGTTAGCCTAAACAAATAAGTTGTCAGGGGCGCTAAAACATACTGGAATGAAAATGCAGCGGCTCCACCAGCCTGACCGCCAGACCCGCCAGCAAGGAACTCTCCGGTCAAAGCCGTTCCGGTAGTAGTGACTGTCGGGTTGATAAGTATTGCGCTTGAACTCGTATTAGTTGATGATCTATAACGATTGATGGCTGTAAATGATGTGCCACCAGTTACCGTTGCGTTTTCAAAAATAGTAAATTCCGCATCCCCACCACAGTTAACATCAAATACTAGGTGAGGATATTTGCCAGCAGCCCAGGCAACAGCAATGTCAATAGACGCATTGTCAGCCAGTTGATTTGCATCGCCATTTAAGTAATAAGCATAAAAGGCTCGGCCTTCGTGCAACCTGACATGGTTAATGTCAGCAATTACAAATGGCTTTTCTGACCCAGCAACAGTTTGATTGCCATCTTTATCAATAAATGTTGACGTAACAAATATTGACTTTGTATTGTCAGATTCTCGCTGAACAATAATTGCCATTATTTTTTGGGCTTCATTGCGGTTTTAGCTGCCTTCTTAAATGCATCGGCAGTTGGTGCGCCTGGTGCGCCAGGCTTACGCATCTTTTCGCCAGAGCCCTCGGCTATCCGCTCACGTTTTTTATGGATGTTGGCATAGAGTCCGGGCTTCATTTCTTGGCCATCCCTGCCTGAGACATGGCAATTGCCACCGCTTGCTTTTGGCTTTTAACTACCGGGCCACCCTTACCTGAATGCAAAGTTCCAGCCTTGTACTCGCGCATTACCTTGGCCACCTTCTTTTGCATCTTGTCTTTTTTTTCCATGATGATCCTTAAAGGTTTGTGCCGCTACCAAGCGTTTGCTCTCCACCAATTACGCTAGCGGTTTCAAGTAAACCACCACGGCGGCGAGCCCGGCGAGATGATGCTTGAGATTCTCCAGCAGACCTCATTTGCTCGTTTCGCTCGTTTGCCATTTTTACTCTGTCGGCCTCTGCTTTGCGTGCAGCTTCTTCTGCCTTACGCTTTTCGTCTTCGCCTGTAAGTTTTCTAACTGTTCCACCCATGATTAAGTTGCCTCCATATCAGATGACCCAAGGGTTTGAATTCCCTGCTCGGCATTAAGCCTCGCGCTCGATAACAACATCCGCGATCCACCGGCCAGCCTACTTCTTCGCTTTGCCGTGGCCTGCTCTGCCAGCTCCCTGCGCTCTTCCTCGGCCTGCAACTTGAGACGCTCGTTTTCCTTCTTGGTCTCTGCAATTGCACGCTCTTGTGCGCTGGTGTCTGGCTTACTAAACATTCCGCTCATGCTTACACCTCGCCATTAAAAAGTAATCCACACCATCAGTTCCGTACTTTTGCATCAGACACTCTTGCCTGAATCCAACCGCTGATGCCCATTTGTACGCCCGTGTATCCGTAGATCTAACGGTTATCTGAGTTCTATGCAATCCCATAGATATCGCAGAGATATCTAAAACCAGGTTTGCTGTCTTGGTAAACGTGACCGGCATGGTTCTAGCAACGTCATCTGCTACTAGCCACGCCTCTGCAACGCCCTTCCAGATTGAAACGAAACCAAAGATAGCTGCTGGTTCGTTGTAGACGAAAGCGGTAACAGCTGCGCCCATCTGTTCCTGTTGATCAAAGACCTCGATGGCCTCGTCTCGGTTGGCCACAACCAGCACCTCCTCGGATTTGATATCTATCCGAGTGGCGTGGTTCTTGTGAAACGGCATAAAGAAAATGCCGGGTCTTCTGCGCTGCTCGTTGAGTTTCTCAGCGAGTTGTAAAGACATCAAAGTCGGCATTGACCACCGTTTGAGCTATCTGTGTGTTTTGGGAAAGAGCGCTCTTGGTCATGCGCCTGTGTTCCCCGCCGCCTAGCAATAGATATCCAAATGCGTCACCAACGTGGGAGTGTTCGTTTTTATTTGGGGTATCTCTGAATCTTTCCTGGCCAGCCCCAACGGATACCCGTTTAAAATGATATCCACCGGCTAACGATTTTCGGAGGAGCTTGCATTGCGTATTGACAATCAATCCAGGCTTTCCGTTTATGAGCCTTTGCATCGGGGCGGCACCTGCCTCACGCCTGACCTTGAAGTCGTTAGATGGCGTGGGTTGAGCTCGCAGCCCCAGGGTTCTCAGGTGGTCAAAAGCGGTGACCTCGTAGATCGCGTCCCGCTGCATACCGGCGGGGTCACCCCAGACCATGAGCTGCGCTTTTGGAAACCGCGCATTCAGCTCAGCCAGGAGCTGCTGGCCGAAACGCTCAAGGCCCATATCAAAAGTCACAATCTCATGCAGAACTATCCAACGCCCGTTAGCGAGTCGCTGACCTATGACCGCAGCTGGCGTAAGACCAAAGTCTAGGCCCACCTGTAGCGGTATGCTTGGATCGTAGTCCACCTCTCCGCTCATTAGGTTGTCATCGTACTCAGACCAGACGGGCTTGCCCTCTTGGACGTAGGTGTACTTGCCCTCGGCGTAGCAGCGAATCCAATCCAGGTTCTTACCCAGCAGCATTTGCTGGTAGTAGCCAGGCGGCAGGTTCGACACGTTCTCGGCGTTTGGGTTTAACTTCCACCACCGGCCAGAAGAGAAGATGTGATCGTTGGCCTCTGGGTTCTCTGGCAGGTTAGTGAAGTCCACTTCAATAACCCCGCCGGGCTGTCTGTAAAACTTCCACGCATATGCGCCGGTCATCTTTTCTTTCTCGGCCATCCTGAAGTACCAATGGTCATCATCCATCGGGTTCGTGTCTAGCCAGATGCCGTGCCAGGTGGCACCACCGTCTCGCTTGGTGGGGTATCGGCCAACCCGGTGAGTGAGCCCATCAATCACCGCCTTGGGCAGCTCTCGGGCCTCGTTGACCCACGCACCCGTGAGCTCAAGGGAGAGGAGCTTACGGACATCCTTTGGCTGGTCTAGGGCCAGGAAGATTACCTCGCAGTCGATACCGGATGCGTCTCCCCTGGATGGGAGCCGTATGTGGTGGGTGATGGGCGGTGTCCACAGCATCGGGCCAAAGGTGTTCTCTGGGAACAGGTCTTGCCAGGTTTTGATTGTGGTGGTCTTTAACTCCGGGTAGCTGTTACGCACGATCACAAAGCGGGTATATCTGATGCCATCCACGGGGCTGGGCTTTTGCTGTACCGCTCGCATCATTATCTCAGCTGCGCAGGCGTAGCTCTTACCCGATCCCACCGGCCCCATCAGGCCACGGACAAACGCATTAGATTGCAAGAACTCCCACACCCTGGGAGATCTAGAAAAATCTAAATTCAGTCCGGTAGATGGGATCTGCTTTTGGCTGCGCTCTTTAGTTTTTGTCATTCTCTTTTCGTATATCTATGATGATTACTATCACCACTATGGCCATCATTGAAAGAAAGAAAATACCGGCGCTTTGGGCGTTCAAGTGGGCAATGCTATTGATCCAATCTTGTTTCATCTTTCACCTCTACATCGATGGGTTCTGGGGCCTGGACGTTGATTCCGATTACTGACGGTTTATCTGATCCATCGTCCGGGCTATCAAGTAATCCAGATGCTTTAGCAAGTAAACGGAGCACGCCAACCTTGTCGTAGAGTTCAACGTCCAGCGTCTGCGAACCATCCTTCTCACGCTTGACCCTGATATTTTTGATTGCCTGCAAGGCGTGGTCTGGAATTTGACTAGCCGATTTAACCTTGACATTTCCGTCCTCGTCCCACGTTAGGATATCTGTGATCTTAGTGTTGGCCATGCACAGCAAAGAAAACGCAATGGCCTCTCGGTTCTCCGTAATCGTGGCAGACCTCTCCATGCGCCTGGAGATCGAGCGCACCCCGCCCCAGTTCTTGAGGCTGGGTACTTGCTCGGATATACGCGACTTAGGTCTGGCCATCAGAACGGAATATCTTCATCGGCATCCACAAACCCGTTGGACTTGGCTTTGTTGTGGTTGTCCTGGGCCGGGAAAGGTTTGTGAGCTGCGGAGTAGGAATCACCCTTGGACACCACCTCTTTGCCAATCTTGACCTGGTACCAGGTCTTCCCATCCGAGTTCTTTGGGTTGACCTCCAGCCAATGGGTCTTGCCATCGGGCAGCACTATCTTTCCACTAAAGTCTGCGTGCCAATCTTTTTCTTTCTTCTCGTTTGGCCAGGCAGACCCCTGACCAGGTTTCGGTTCATACGCCATTTTTTCCCTCCCCTTGTCTCAGTATTCTTTCTTGAATCATTTTGTCTGCAATGACGTAAGCAGCGTGTACATCACCCTCAATCTGGGTATCTTCAAGGTTGATCGTTCCCGCCAACTTCCAAACAGCTACTAGGGCTAAAGCCGCAAACTCGTCCCTGCTTTCAATGTAGATTTGATGGTTGCCTATATCCCCAAATATCTCTGGGTTAGGAATCATCTTCCTGATCAAATCGGTTTCTTTCTTTTTCATATATCTCCTCAAGGTTGTTGATCTGATTCTTTGATTGCAGCCAGGTATTCGTCAGCTTGCATCAGAGCTATCTTCTGAGAGGCCAGAGCCTCTGCAATCTGTGCCACGGTAAATCCTCTGCGTAGCAATTGCAACACAAAGTCACGCAAGATATCTTCCATCGTCATACATCTCCTCCAAGTAAAGTCAAAAACCTGTGCCATGAAAATATGGGGAAAATTTGAGGGGTTCACCCCCGGACATACGTCTTGGGTGGGGGGGAGCATGGGTGCCTCTGCCGGGCCATACCGAATCGCCCTGGCCACCCCTCCCACCGGTGTCCAATGCCATACGCTGGTTCGCTCTTGGACAGAATCGCATAGAAGGCTCTAGGAGGCTTTGCGCTACCCAACCTAGGCAAGGGTAGCCACTCACCTCTACAGAGCCAACAGCGGGTCTGTAATCGCGTCCTAGAGGCATCAGAATCCTGTAGCCTCCCCTGCCAATTGCTCACAGACCTCTGACAACCGCAGATGGATCGGCATGGTCTGGCAGGTCTCGATGAACTTCTCCCGGCTGACCCCAACCTCGCACATGATGGCCGCGCATCGCAGGTCAACCTCATCGATCCGTGTTGTCGTAACAAACCTATGTTTACTTATATCTTCATATACCTTTAATACCTCTTCATAACCTATGTTTTTCTTTGTTTGGACAACACCTGTGTTGTCTATGATGTTGTCTATGTAAGCCTCTTCATTGACAACCTGTGTGTTGTCTATGTGAGGTGTCTTTGGTGTTGGTTTTGCCTTCAGTTTCCTTGCCATGATGTCTCCTATTTTCTCTGGTTTGTTGTAGTGAAATCCATCTCTGCCAGCTAGCCCTCCGAGCATCTCTCGCAGTCTCTTTCGGTTAGCTGCCATCTGTTCCTCTGTGAACTCAGGCTCAGGCTCGGTGGCCTGCGCTGTCTCTTGCTTGACCTGGTGCGGTGGCCTGGTGTCTTCCTGTCCGCTGGTGATAGCTATCGCATCTGCTGCCTTGATCTCCGGGTCATATATCACCCTGGTCGTGTTGGCTCGCTCGCCCCGAAATCCCTTGCTCATCACCTCGATGTGGCCACGGTCTCGCAGCTGCTTCATAGCTCTGGCCACCTGCTGCTTGGATACCTGCAAGTGTTCAGCTATACGCTGCTGGCCAACCCAGGTGATCCCAGCTCTGTTGGCATATGAGCACAAGAGCACCAGCACCTTGACCGAGAAACCGTGGAGCTCCGTGTCAGTCGCAGCTCGCATCGGTACAACGGCGAACTTACGTTGGTCAGGAGGAGCCTGCTTCTCAATTATCTTGGGCCGCTTGGGCAGCTTGAACTCAATCACTTGCGCTGTGTTTGTTTGTGTTCCCATATCCTCATCATCTCTTCCCGTAACGCCACTCGGGCGGTTCGCCCCCTTTTCTCTTCCACAGCATCGAGGTAAGCCAGGCGGGTCTTCTTGGTGCGATATCTCTTGAGTACCCACGCAGCCTCTCCGTGGAGGTAATACTTTTCAGAATAATTCCCAGTAGTGCCACCGTAAGACAGATTGACCATCCGACTATCAGGGTGCACACAGCCGCAAGACCGGCAGCGTAGCTCATCACTCTGGGCGGTAAGCGGAGCATCCGTTGACCCTCCCGGTCGTTGGCTTATCAAAGAACCGACACCACAGAAACCATCCCCGAAAGCTTACGTTCTTGCAGTCGGCACAGCTCGACTTCTCTGGTTCTCCACGCAGGTCGCACATTGCCACCGCCGGTTCTTTCCCTGGTTCAACAGTTTCCATATTCCCCCCGCTGCTTGTCTTCGGTGCCTGCAATGCGAGCACCACCTGGTTCCAAGTAGTTCCTCTTCCCGCCTGGTGACGTGCTGGTATAGCTCGTTAGGCATTGAGATCCTCCCTCACGGCCTTACAGAACCAATCCAGAGGCACCACAGCCCTCCAGGGCTGCCCAGAGCGTCTGAAGATCACCACAGGCACAGGCGAGCCAACAGACCCCTCAGAATCGATTTCTGCGCTGGTGGTGACCGATAATTCCACCTGGCGGCACCAATCCTCGATGGCCAACCGTTCCTGGCGCTTCACCTCAATGCAAAACCGGCCAATCTCGATGTCGTGGCCACCGTCTCTCGCCTGGCCAAGCTTGCGCTTAACCTCAAACCCCAGCTGCTCAGTCAGTATCGCAGCTAGCTCTCGCTCGCCTGTCGCGCCCTTGTTACGCCTGCCCCGGCCATTCATCAGGCTTTCACCTCTGGGATGTCTACCACCGGAATGTTGGCCATCAAGGCATCTATCCGGTCACCCACCTCAAGGTGCTCGGCCAGGTGGGTCTCGATGAGCTCATGCAAGATAGCCGTGCGATCCTTCTTTAACTTCTTGCTAGCAGCTGCCAGCAGGTGCCTGGCCTGTGGGCGCAGGCGAAAGTAGAAACCAGAAAACTCTGTTGTTGCCATATATCCCCCTGTAAGAGCCTCAAGGATATACCTGTGGATATCTTTTTTGCAATAGGGTGTTGACAAGCAGATATCTCATGTGTTCTTATCTCACCTGGGCGCAGATATCTGTGTCCATCAACTACCACAGATGGAGATTGAAAATGAAAGCGATTCAAGTTAAAACCAACAAACGGGGCATTCAATATGCGCTGGTTCAGAGTGGCGAAACTTTTTGTGTTTTGAAGCTCTGTGAAAACTATTGCCGCCATGTAAAGGGTGTCATTTCCAAGACATGGCGTTATGTCGAAACAGGCATGACCATTGAGCAGGCCACAGCTCTATTTAATCGTCGTGGAGCGTAAGCCATGACCGCCATGCACATTGCGTATTACCGCGTATCCACAGACCGCCAGGGCCGCTCTGGCCTTGGTCTTGAGGCACAGCAAGAATCAGTTAAAAACTTCCTCGGTGCCGAGCCAGATGTGTCTTACATCGAGGTTGAGTCCGGTGCCAAGAATGATCGCCCGGAGCTAAAGAAAGCTTTAGCTGATTGCAAGAAATTCAAAGCCACTTTAATTGTGGCCAAGCTTGATCGCCTGGCCCGTGACGCTGAGAAGATTCTCAACATCGTCAACAGCGGCATTAAGGTGCGCTTTGTTGACCTACCCGAGATCAACGAATCACCTACTGGCCGCTTGATGCTCAATATGCTTGGTGGCTTTGCTGAGTTCGAGCGCAGGCTAATCAGCGTGCGTACCAAGGACGCTCTAGCAGCTAAAAAGGCCCGTGGCGAGAAGCTGGGCTCACCCAACCCAGCAGCTGGTGGCGCAGTTATCGCCGCCCGAGCTGATGAGTACGCAGCCACCGTGGCACCGATTGTTCGCGCAATTGTGGCCAAGATGGGTGCGGCATCCCTGCGTGCGATTGCCAAGCAGCTCCAGGCTGAGAGCGTGCAGACCCCTCGCGGTGGAACCACCTGGTCACCATCGCAGGTATCAAACCTATTGCAGCGTCTAGCTGCTTAACCCGAGGAGAGTAAAGATGAAACGAAAGTATGACCCCATGATTGACCCCAGGCTCAACCACGCCAAGAGCTGGCGAGATATGTTGCCGGTGGAGCCAGCCGAGGTTGATGAGCCCATGTGGCTCAAGGTAGCAGGCGCAGTCGCTTTGGCCACGCTCTTTTTAATCGTTGCATTTATCTGAGAGGCTCACCATATGAACCAGAACGCATGGATCTTAGAGGAGCTGCAACGTGGAGCTCACGTTACGCCAATCGCCGCGTTGGCCGGGTGCCAATGCTTTCGCCTGGCAGCGAGGATTGCGGAGCTGCG